TTAATCAGCGGGCGGGCGGGCATCCCGGTAGGATTCCGAAGCACCGCACCCGTGACCACCGGCTGGGCAACTTCGCCGGACTTCAGCCAGCGTTCCGGCTTGCAGTCAAACTCCAGCGTGAAATACCCCTGCATGAGCATCTGGGAGCCTACCACCTCCGCGCCGCCGATATACCGCCCGATGCGGTAGTGGTCAGGGTGATAGCCGTCCTCGATGCGCCGGTAGCCTCGATTTGCCAGCAAATAGTCCTTCACGGCTGTAAGGTTCGGAAGAAAATCATGCCGGATAAAGCACTGATAACTCACGGGGATGTTCTGATACCGCCCGTTGTCCATTGTCAGGTCGCCGTTGCGGCCCGGGACGGACACAGTCTCCACATCCGGGGTGGGCATGTTCAGCGTGCCGTGCCCGGAGACCCACACGTCAAAATCCGCGAAGGTCTTGCCGTCAATTACTAAGTTATGCCGCAGAATCATGCGAACACCGCCTTTCTACGGGCCACATCGTTGTTTACAAGGTCAGCAACCCGGCGGGCAAGTGCCACACTGTCCTCGCCGTCCCGCTGGTACACGTTGATAGTCACAGGCGAGCCGGGTGCGGTGTTTGCGGTCTGCGTGGCATATCTGCCCATCGTCCCGCTCACATTCGCCGTGATAGTGCCGGTCGCCTTTGCGGACAGGCTGTCCATCGCATCGGTGACCATATCTTCGTTGCCGATGATACCCGCCGCAATACCGGCAGGGATGTATGCGCCAATCTCGTCCCGCATCAGCTTGGACGGGGACTCGATGCCGAAGAATGATTTGACCGCATTAAACGCCTGTCTTGCAGCTTCCATTGCGGCATCCCTGATCAGCTTCGCCGCGCCGGAGATGCCGTTCGCAATGCCTTTGATGATGTTCGTACCAATCTCAAGCCAGTTGAATTTCTCAAACTCGCCCTTGATGCTGTTAATGATCTGAATGATTGCGCCCGGGATCTGCGGGATAGCCTGGATAATACCGGCAAGCAGCTGCCCGAGCAACTCAATGCCCTTCTGCAGGATCTCCGGCAGATGTGACGCTATTGTCGATGCCAGCGTCGCCACCAGAGCCGCGCCCTGGGCGATTAACGCCGGCAGGTTGTTAACGATGCCCTGCACCAGACTGCTCAACGCCTGGAACCCTGCTTCCATCATCTGTGGTAAGTCAGCCAGGAATCCGTCAAGCGCACTCAATGCCATCTGGCCGCCCGTTGCGAGCAGTTCGGGAAGGTTGTCTGATATTCCCTGCAGAACGCCGGTGACCAGCTGGGCCCCGCCCTCAATAAGCCTGGGCACGGCCTCTGTGATGGTTCCGACAATGCCGGTTAAGCCGTCCCTGATCAGACCGATGCCTGACTCGGAATCGCCGGAAAACAGTGCCGTGATGCCGTTCATAACCTGAGTGAACCCGGGAAGGAACTCCGACAGCAGGCCGTTGGCCACACTTTTAAGCGCCGTCTGCATGTCCTGCAGGCTGTCCTGGTACGCCGCTGCACCTTTGACGGCCTCGTCAGACAGCACGCCGCCGAGCTCGCTGACACGGTCGCGCATTGCCTGGGTGTCTTCTGCTGATGTGTTCAGCAGTGCGCCCATTTCCATTGCGCCACGCCCCAGAAGGTCGTTGGCGAGTGCCGCCCGCTCCGTGCCTTCTTCCATACCCTGCAGGCCGTTGATGACCGCACCGAAGAGGTCTTCCGTGCTCATCGCCTGCACTTCTTCCATTGACAGGCCGATCTTCTCGAAGGCATCGTTCCCGTCCTGCGCGGCGTTCGCAAGGGTCTTGAAGGAACTCTTCACGCTCTCGATGCTCGTGCCGGAGTGCTGGAGAACGGCATCCCATTCCTGGTACGCCTTCGCACTGATGCCCATCTTCTGGGAGTTCTTGTCAATCGCGTCGCCGAGCTGGGCAAAGTCTCCCACCTTGCCGATGGCTGTGGAGACAATCGCGCCGACGCCGGCCGCCGCAAGTCCTGCCTTCAGGGCTGTGACCATGCCTTCACTGAGGAGACCGCCAGCCTCGTTTCCTGCGCTGGATGCCTCCCCGGACAGCACGTTTGAAATGCTTCCACTTATACCTTCTGCAGAGGGGACTATCTGCACATATGCTTTACCTAGATCAGGCATCGTTCACCTCCGCCAAAATTTGCTTTCGTTTTTCTTCAAATTCCTCGCCGCTTTCGAACTGCGCGATGTCTCTCTTTTTCGCCATGCCCTGCAGTAGCTCCATGACAGGCACAGGGCGGTTGATACCCTTTTTGCCGTCCTCTGAGTTAAGCCAGCACAAAAGGTTTATGCCGTCCATGATGCCCGCTAAAAGCATCTGAGTGGGTGTTATCACCGTGCCGGTCATCTTCATGATGATCCGGGAATCCTCACGCAGTCCGACAGCAAGCGCCGCCAGCGTTTCCACCGGCAGCGCGTGCATGTCAAATACGCCGTAAGTCTCCGCGAGGTCGCAGGTCAGCGCCGTCCGGTCGGCCTCAAGCATCGCGGCGAGGATGATCAGTTTTTTACGTCTTCGTCCTGCACCTTGATGCTGTCAAGGATCTCCCGCATCTCGCGGATGACATCAGAGGTCAGTGCCCGTCCGTCCTTCGCCACATGCCGGAGGAACGCATCCTCCTGTGCCCGGTCGTTGAAGATGATTTGCACCATCGCCGCAACGCCGTCCACCTGCCGGGCAAGGTCAGAAGACTGCATGTCACTGATCGCCCGGAGGAATCTGAAGTCCTTCAGTGCCTGCCCGTCGATGTTGTACTCGAACCCGGTTGACGTTTTCCCTGTCATATCCTCGCTCCTTAGGTCGTTGCGGCCTTGATGTACTCGTAGTGCGTATTGCCGGAGCTGTCCGGGGTCGCGCCGATGGTTACGTCGTAGCCGACCGCCGCGCTGTCGGAGTAGGTCGTGTCACCCAGTTCGGTGATCTTGCCAACCGGGATCACGATGCGCTTCAGAGCATTGTTACGCATTACCATGTCAATGACCCAGATGCTGTCAGTCAGCTCAGTGGCGTTCACGTTAACCGTGATGCCTGCAGACAGGGTGCCGGACACGTTGGTGTCACCAAACACAGCCTTCAGCACATCCACGTTCAGAGCCTCGATGAGGGTGAGCTTGAAGGTGTCGGTCTTGCTTGTCTGGATGTTCAGAACCGTGTCGCCGCCCCATGCCTTGATCTCCTGATTCTCGCGGGCGTTTGAGTTAACCAGACCCGCGTCGGAGCAGTATCCGAGGCATGTGTAGGCAGATGCCAGAGCTGTGGTCGCATCGGTCGGAATGGTGCTTCCAAGCGGTGCGCGATATACCGCGCCGGTTACCTTCGGCTTGCCGGCGGTAACATTTGTCACAGTATTAGCCATTTACAAATCTCCTTAATCGTCATAAGCCACGATGTCGAACACGGCTTGATACCTGTACGACTTTGTGGCTGTATCAGTGTAGTTGTAGTCCGAGTTAAACCTCACCGAGGAAACGTCCCCGCGTTCAATCATGGACAGCATCGCCGCCTTTACCAGTTCGTTCAGCTCTGCCGCGCCCAGAAGGGTCGGGGCATAGGACTGCACAGCAACCGTCACGGAGTAGATCCAGTTCTCCATGTTTGAGCCGGTCTTATCAATCAGCACATAGCTGTCAGGCACGTTGTACGGGCGTTCCATGTAAACAGGGACGGACAGCTGATCAGTCAGCCAATCAAGCACTTTCTTCTCAACCATCTTTCGCCCTCCCCATTGCCTTCAGTAAATCGTTGGTAAAATCACCTTTTCGCTGGAACACCATAGCGTTTGCACGGTTTGGCCCGACGTAGACATCGGTTTCCGTATCCGCTCCATACTCGCTGGCAACAGATTTCGCCACGCCATGAAGGATTTCCTGCATCTCCGGGCCCTTAAGAAGCTCCCGGACGCCATCACTGTTCAGCTCAAAATGAAAGTTAGCCATAACGCTCCACCTTGTACCGCTTATTCCAACTCCCCGGGGTATTGGCATCCACCCATTCCTCCGGGTATCCGAACACGTGCCAGTCCGCGCCGAAGAATGTCACCCGGCTGTCTTCCCAGACGTGTCTGTCACCCTTTGGAAGCATGAGGTAATACGCCAGATGCTTCCCGGATATGCTTAACTCGTTGATTATGGCTTCAGCCGTGACCGGTGCAACCACCACA